AGTAGACAACATCCCAGATAGTGTCTTTATCTCGGGAGAAGTAAAAACTAAAGACCGGAAGACTGAGTATGACGAAGTTAGAACTGCTGATAAAAAGATTATTGTGGCGACTTATGGTGTGGCCGCTGTGGGTCTTAATATCCCCCGTATTTTTAATTTGGTTATGGTTGAGTCCGGAAAGAGCTTTACAAGGGTTATACAAAGCATTGGGCGAGGCATTAGAAAAGCAGACGACAAAGACTTTGTACAAATCTGGGATATTACAGCGTCGACGAAGTATGCGAAGAGACACCTTACTGAACGAAAGAAGTTCTACAAAGACGCCAAGTATCCGTTCACAATTGAAAAGGTAAAATATTAATGCAAATTCTCACACTTGATAATAAGATTTATCATCTAAACGACCTACCAGATGAGGTTGATGAAGATCTCAGATTCAGTGTTATGGACAATAGCGATCCACAAAATCCTGACTATTTTTATATTCCTCTAATATTCTTAGAGTCGTTCACTGCACCTGCTGCGGTACTTAAAGTCGGGCCATATACTGTAAACATGCCATTAGATTGGTGTACTATTGTAGGAGACCCAGAGGGTCCCGATATGGAAATTATACCTCTGACTAGTTTGAATGATCGCGGCTTTAGAACATTTATTTTTAATCCATTGAGCTCATTTAGACCCGAGTTTTACGATATTGATATTGTTGATGTGTATCAAGATGTTCGTTGGTATTTTCCTAAAATGAAGCCAGGACAACTGTTATGTACTCCGTTAAACAACGATCCTAAACCTCCGTGTGCATACTTTGTTAAAGAAGTCAGTCGTCAAAGTGAACTAGTAGATTACTCAAGGTGCTGGTAATATGCCGTATACTGAACCGCAAATATTTGAAACATTGAATAGACTAATTAGAATCTATTCAGAGAGTTATCCGAATGATCGAGAAGGATTAGAACGATTTTCTCGCTGGGCACATTCACAATATGGATATACGTATGGGCAGTCTGACTCCGAACGTTAAGCTAATTTACGAACGAGTAGGCGGCACTGTATATGCCCGCGAACAAGGTAGCACTGAAAGGACCGTTGTGGGATACGACTATCATAGGGATCCGTTAGATCACAGAAATTATATGAGTACGCCTAGCGAATCTCAGTTATGGCATGATATTAGACAAGCAGCCTTGGACAATAAAGAATTGGAAAACGCCTTAGAACGTGTTAAAATATTGTACTATCTAAGCAAAGACAAAGAATATAAAGTTCCTCATCATCCGGTATAAACATGGCAGCAAAACTAGACATTGGCAGAGAATTAACAGCGGTAAATCGTAGAGACCACGATTTTTATAAGAACTTAACTGACGAAGAGAAGAAAGTTTTTAGTCCGTATATTTTAATGAGATATGTAAGCAATCCTCAAGTTGATCCCGAAACATATCAGTTCATTCTCGAACGAGTTAATGATCTTGTCAATATCAATCACTGGACTTTAAGTAAAGGTCATAAGCAACTTCTTTGGCAATTATTTGCCAGTTGCGGAGTTGGTGTGCCTGTCAAATACACATACCTGAAGTCAGGTGCCAAAGGCAAAGCAAACAAGATTGAGAAGCTTCTTGAAGAATTATATCCTGCAATGAAGTTAAGTGATATCAAAGTGTTAGCATCATTGATGGACGATAAAGACAAACAAGAATTGTTTGATAAAATGGGATTTGATAAGAAACAACGGAAAGAATACGAGTAATGGAGTTAGTTGACCAACCTTTTACATGTGTGCATTGTAACAAGAGTTTTATGCAAGAGAAAACTCTTGTTGCTCATATGTGTGAACGAAAAAGGCGAGTGCTACAAAAGGATGAAAAAAGAGTCCAGATGGGATTCTTTGCCTACAACAGATTTTATCAACTTACTCAGGCTGCAAAAAAACAAAAACCCTATAGTGACTTTTGTAAGAGTGCATACTATAATGCCTTTGTAAAATTTGGTAGCTTTATTAACAATGTAAATCCTTTGTATCCAGAACGATTTATCGACTACGTAGTTAAGAGCGGAATTAAATTAGATCATTGGTGTAGAGATGATCTGTATGACAAATATCTAAGTGAGCTGATCAAAATAGAGCCTGTAGAAAGTGCTATTGAAAGAAGCTTGCAATATATGATGGAATGGGGCGAAGAACAAAATGCAAATTTTGCACATTACTTCAAATACGTAAATGTAAATCGTGCAGTACATCATATTAGAGATGGAAAAGTCAGTCCCTGGTTAGTTCTAAATTCTGGGAGCGGAGTTGAACTAATGAGAATGTTTAATGACGAGCAATTGGATATGATTAATCAAACATTAGATTTATCTTTTTGGTCAAAGAAATTTAGAGACTGCCCGGCGGATGTGGCGTTTGTAAAAGAAATTTGTAGGGAGACTGGAATTGCCTGATATTGATATAGATTTCTTAAATCGTTCAAATGTGTTGGATATAATTCAGCATGTGCCTGCTTGTCTTGAAGACGGAAAGAAACATAACACAGGTGCGTATTGTCATGCAATTCCTGTTAACTCATTAACCGGCAATGCCAATATCAATTATAAAGAAGCAGAATCTCGAGGCTACTTTAAAATTGATTTTTTAAATGTTAGTGCATATGAAGGTGTCCGTAATGAAGAACATCTTAAAGAATTATTAGCAGCTGAGCCGCTTTGGGACTTATTAGAAGATCCGGCGGTATGTGACCAGCTGTTTCATATCAATGGGTATCATCAATTGATTGCAAAATTAAAGCCTAAGAGCATTGAAGAATTATCCATGTTCCTTGCACTTCTCCGCCCGGGTAAAAAACATCTCATCCCAGTATGCGAGAAAGAAGGTTTCCAAGGTATCCAACAGGAGATATGGACTAAAACGGATGATGCTTATTTCTTTAAGAAGGCTCATGCTGTTGCTTATGCTCACGTTATTGTTGTTCAACTTAACTTGATTTGCGAACGGGTTAGCTACCCTTTTTCTTAACACTTCTAACCAGTTGAATGCTCTTGCGTTTGACACGCTTTTCAGCAATCTCACCTAGATTAACAATTGGCCCAAAAATAATTTCAACATCTTTGCTGTTGAATGTTTTTATAAAAGGCCTGAAAGCCACCATTTCTTGTTTTAGAAAAATGTTGATAGGGATTTTCCTATTACTTTCCCACCACCAAACTTCTCCCATTTCTAAGAACAAGTGTTTATGTTCTTCGTTGCGTATATCAGCATAGTTGTATATGCTAGTAACGTTATCATCGTGATTTACAATGATACCTATATACTCATTATCTGAGGTTTTGATGCAGGTTATGAATGGAAACTTTTGTTGAAACTCGTCCTTGTTGGTCATTAATAAATATATGTATGCAGAAATTACCAATCTATTTATACTCCAATTTGTTCAGTGTACAATTAGATCTGGACGACGATATAACAAGGACACATGAAACTATGTACCAACGAGAGTTAAAATTACAAAGAGGACTTAAAAACAAGGTACAGCTACAGTTTAAAAACTCTGATCAAAAATTAGTTAGAATTTTAGCTGCATCTAGTACTGTTGGGGCTGCAACATCTGCTTCTAATTTACTCACAGTAGCCGATGCTACCAATGTCCAAGTAGGTATGCTAGTGAACAGTGATAGTGTAACTAACGGCACTTATATTTCTGCAATTAATTCAAATACCCTAACACTTGATAACTTAGATCCACAATACGATGCTGATCTAGGACAATTCCTATCACCCATTACTGAAACTATAACATCGGGCACCGCGGTTACTTTCAATCATAATTTTGTATTTTCTATGTTTGATGCAGAACAAAATAGAATGGTTGTGCAGAAAACACTTGAAGTTATTGACAACGGTGTTACTACTGCAACTCGCGGACTAGCGGTATTATCGTTGACTGAAAACGACACTCGAGAACTACATAACGGTTACTATAATTTTTCAGTTACATTGACTGACAATGATGGTTCATCTATCCCTGCATATTCAAACACATATTATAATATTGCCGGAGTTGCAAGATTAACTAGCGAACTTGTACCAGTATTGAAAGACAGTTTAGAAACTGCTGCCTTTAAATATTTTGCAAATAGGGACGTCGAACCTAATAGATATGAATTCTATTCTGGAAACTTACGTGCAAATCCTGAAATGAGTCAGGCCACTACAATCGCTATGTATTTTACCAATTACACTGGCACCGTAGATGTGCAAGCAACCTTGGACAATGCACCTTCTAACTTTGCTAATTATGCAACATTAGAAACTAAAACCTATACAAATTTTACCGGTGTAGATTATGCAAATGCAGTAGGCATTTGGAGTGATGTTAGAGTAAAATGGTATCCTGATAATTCAAATTTACCAAATCTGTTAAACTTCTACAGTCCTGAAATGCCAGGCAATCCTACTCCTGGTTCGGCTTATTATCCAAACGGAAAAATTGACAAAGTACTTGTAAGAAGCTAAACTGTATGTATGAATCTCATACAGGCTTCCGTACAAACTTTTCTGCCTCCTAAAAGGAAGACAACTCCTAGTGGCTGGATAGGTTTCAACGCAGTCTGTTGCCATCACAATGGAGATCATCAAGACACAAGAAAACGTGGTGGTGTGCTGTTCAGTAACGATGGATTCCAATATCATTGTTTCAACTGCGGATTCAAAGCAGGCTGGACACCCGGAAGGTTATTAAGCAAGAATACTAAAAATTTGTTTAACTGGATGGGAATGCCTAGTGAGGAAATTAATAAACTAAACCTCGAGGCGTTACGTAGTAAAGAAGATCAACCGGTAGCTGCTCCTACTATTAATTTTCATCAAGAGCCCAGACCTCTCCCGGAAGACTGTAAGTCAATATTAGAATGGTTAATGGCTGAGCCAAACGATGAAGTATTAGCAGTGGTTGATTACCTTGCTGGTAGAAGCATGGATTTAGAATGGTACAACTGGATGTGGAGTCCGGAGAACGGATATCGTGATCGAGTTATTATTCCCTTCTATCAGGACGGTGTGGTAGTGGGGTTTACTGGGCGGAAAATAAAACCCGGTAAACCCAAATACCTTACAGACAGTCAAAGTGGCTATGTGTTCAACATCGATCGGCAGACCGAAGATAGAGAATATGTAATTGTAGTTGAAGGGCAATTTGATGCGATAGCTGTTGACGGTGTAGCAATTATGACTAACGAACCAAATGCTACGCAAATTGCTAGAATTAATAAGTTAGGTAAGCGAGTTATCGCGGTGCCTGATCGAGACAAGCCTGGAGCAAAATTAATACAAGCCGCATTAGAAAATAGCTGGACAGTGAGTATGCCAGAGTGGCAAGACAGCGTCAAAGACTGTGCCGATGCTGTGCATAGATATGGTAGATTGTATACCCTGTTCACAATTCTACAGTACGTAGAAGCAAATGAGATAAAAATACAATTACTAAAGAAAAAACTAGAGAACCTGCATGACGATGAACAAACCTAATTATAACGCAGAAATGCAAAAACTGTATCTGGAGATGTTTCTTTCAGATGCTGAAACTTTTATCCGCTGTCAGAATATCTTTGATGCTGAAAATTTTGACAAACGATATCAGGATTCTGCGGCGTTTGTTACCAAGTATGTAGACGACTACAAAGTCATGCCTGAGGTTAGTATTGTTAATGCTAGCTGTAGCACAGACTTTCAGGCTATTACATTACCTAAAGAAAACTATGACTGGTTGATGAATGAATTTGAAACATTTAGTCGACATAAAGGGCTAGAGCGGGCAATTCTTAAATCAGCCGACTTGTTGGAAAAGGGCGAGTACACTCCGGTCGAAAAGCTGATCAAAGACGCTATCCAGATCAGTTTGAACAAAGACATGGGCACTGACTACTGGTTTGATCCAAGAGCCCGCTTGTTATTGTTGAAGGACAATAATGGACAGATCAGCACTGGTTATCCAAGTATTGATCGCAAGCTGTACGGCGGTTTCAAGCGTGGTGAATTGAACATTTTCTGTGCTGGCTCTGGTGGCGGTAAGAGTTTATTCCTTGCCAACTTAGGTGTAAACTTTTCGCTCGCCGGGTTGAACGTGATCTATTTTACCTTTGAATTGAGTGAAGGTTTAGTGGGTATGCGTGTGGACAGTATGCTAACTGGTATTGCTTCCAAAGACATCTTTAAGAACTTAGATGACGTTGAAATGAAGGTTAAACTCACTGGTCGCCGTGCTGGCGGAATGCAGATAAAATACATGCCTTCCGGCAAAAACTGTAACGATTTAAGGTCATATTTAAAAGAATATCAGGTCAAAACAGGCAAAAAACCTGACATTATTTTAGTGGACTACTTGGACCTTATGATGCCACTAAGTGTTAAAGTTAGCCCAAGTGACTTGTTTGTTAAAGACAAATACGTATCAGAAGAGCTTCGTAACTTTGCAATGGAAACTCAGTGTGTAGTAGTAACTGCCGCACAGTTGAACCGCAGTGCTGTTGAAGAAATCGAATTTGATCACAGTCACATCTCAGGTGGTTTAAGTAAGATTCAAACAGCAGATAACGTTATTGGTATCTTTACCAGTAGGGCTATGCGTGAACGTGGACGTTATCAAATTCAATTTATGAAGACACGTAGTTCGAGCGGAGTAGGGCAAAAGGTTGACTTAGAATTTGACATCGATAGTCTTAGAATTAAGGACTTAGGTGAAGAAGAAGAGGGCAGTTTTAGCCAACAACGTAGTGCAGCAAGCAATGCATTAATTGACGGATTAAAGAAAACCAGTGTAGTTACAGCAACTAACGTTGATCCGGAAACTGGTGAAATCGATCCTACTAGAGGCAGCTCGTTGCCTAAGGCCAAAGTCTCACCGCAACAAAGAAGTGTTAGAGATATCCTGAGTAGTTTTAGTCCGGAAAAGGATTAAAGCCAATTGGAGATTTTGTTTTGTGCAACTAGTTCTATACTGCGATTCCATTGACCGTCATCGACTAGATTGAAAATTGACTCAATGGTTGCCGGGGCATCGAGCCATCTATTTTGTGGTTTCCACGGAGGATCTCCCCTAAATTCTCCGTCTAATTGATTAGGTGCCCAACCACAGCTACCTATACATGTTCTATAAAGTCCCGGGCCTTCGTCTTTACTAATTGCAGCAAGTATGGCCATTTCGTTAGTGATTCCAATATCTGGCGTAATTTTTATAGTATTAGAACTTTGCCAATCTAGAGTATGAATAATAAACACTCTGTGCGTATCGACTGGTCCTCCAACAAATACTTTATCTCGTTTTTTTGAATCAATCCCTACTGCCTGCATAATTGTACCCAGGGTTAAATTTGCGGCAGGTTTGTTAACCATTAAACCCCAAGACCCGCTAGGACTGTGTTTTGCAACTAATATAACTCCCTTGGTAAAATAGGGATCCTCGCTTCTAGGCTGCGATACTATAATACTTCCGGTTAAACTTTTTATTTCACTCATCGAGATATTTAATAAAATAAATAATAGTTATGAGTATTGCTGAATTTACTGACCCAATTGATCTTAATAAAGAACTCAATCCTGCATTGTGGCAGGGCAGTGATCTAAGAACAGATGTAAGAGTTGCGTTATTAAAAATAGCCAAAGCCTACTATAATTTTTTAGACATAGATGTTCCTATTATAGACATACTAGTAACAGGCAGTCAGGCAAACTATAACTATACTCGACATTCAGATTTAGATCTGCATCTTATTGTTCCGTATGACAGCGTCGATTGTGATCTTGCAGTTGCAGAATTGTTTGACGCAAAAAGAAGATTATGGAAACAAAATCACGATCTATACATTCGTAACGTTCCTGTAGAATTGTACGCAGAAGATTCTAAAGAGCCTGCTGTTTCGTCTACATACTCAGTTCTTAGAGGAGAGTGGATTAAGAAACCCGGTGCTCCTATTATGGACTATGATCGGAAAGAAGTTAGACGATTGTTTGATATGTGGGAAAATTTAATTCTTAAAGCAGTTAAAACTGGTGATCTAGAATTTATGGAAAAACTAAAAGACATGCTGAAGAATTTCAGAAAGGCGGGACTGGCAAAAGATGGCGAATTTGGTCCTGCAAATCTGGCATTCAAAAGCCTTCGCAACGACGGCTTAGTTGGACATCTTATGTCTGCAATTACTAAAGCAACCGATAAACAATTAAGTATTTGACATTAGATTGCAAATAGTTTATAATAAACTATGAGAACAATTTATTTAGATATGGACGGCGTTGTAGCCGATTGGACCGAAGGCGTTGCACAATTTATTGGCTATCGCCTCGATGACCCTACAGTCAAATATCCCGACGTTGACTGGCAAAAGATTCGATCACATATGCGGATGTTTCGTGATTTGCCAAAGATGCCACAAGCCGATCAAATGGTAGATCTGGCAAGGAAGTTCAGGGACGATTTTGGGTTTAACCTTATTTTTCTAACTGCTATTCCTCACTACAATGATGTACATTGGGCGTTTTGGGATAAGATGTTATGGGCACAAGAACGGTATCCAGATATCCCAGTACACTTTGGACCCTACTCAGAAGATAAGAAAAAGCACTGTGTCGCAGGTGATATTCTAGTAGACGACCGTCCTGATAACTGCCAAAGTTGGAGAGAAGCCAGCGGCGTTGCAGTACGTGTGACTAAAGACTATCAGGCTGCACTAGATGAACTAGAAGAGATATATCAAAGAGAGCAAACGCTGCTCTCCCTGATTTAAGACTCTAAGTTCTGAACACGAGTTGTTAATGAATCTACCTGATCTTTTAGATCTTTGATAGAATTAACCAGCATAGGAATTAATCTAGAATAATCTAAACTTAAGGTTCCGTCTGCATTAGTTCCAACTGCTTCTGGTAGGATTTGCTGTACTTGTTGTGCAATAAATCCTACTTCTCTTTGTGATCCTAATCTGTCTTCATCTACCCAATTGTAGTATACAGAACTTAGTGCAATAGTTGCAGTTAGTCCCATATCGAACGAAGTAATATTCTTCTTGAGATTCTCATCTGAAGCAGTATTCGTTAATTCACCAGCACTAGTAGAATATACTGCACGGTTACCTACACCTTGTAAACTTCCTACAAAAATATTGCTACCAATACCGACACCACCTAATACCACAAGTGTTGCAGTTGCGGTACTTAGTGCAGCTTGAGTAGAGTTTAAAAATAATTGGGTCGAAGTAGTGGACGGTCTGCTACCTGCAATGGCAATAGTCCATGTGTTAAATGTACTGATAGTTTCCTGTGGATTTAGGAAAGATTCATCTACTGCAACTGTAAAGTTAGTTCCTGTCCTATTAAGCTGACCTTCCACATAACTTAATACTCCACGTTCTGCTGCAATTGCACGAATTCTATTACCTGCTGTAAAGGCCGTTTCAGCTTCATTTACAACAAACAATAAATTACCAGATGCTGGTAAAGTATGACTGCTGTCAGAAGTTGCAAAGTACCCTAGTCCAGTTGCACCAACATCACCTGTCGGACTAATG